TGTAGCGCCGCGCGGCGGGAACGCTTCGCAGGACGACGTCGTACGCGGCCTGATCGCGCGCGGCTTCACGGTCGACCAGGCTGCGGCCGTCGCGGCGAACATCAAGCACGAGTCCAATTACAACCCGGCGGCCTACAACCCGGCCGGTGGCGGCATCGGCGCGCACGGTCTGTTCCAGCTGCGCGGCGACCGCGCGCGCGCGTTCCAGGCACGCTACGGCAAGCTGCCGAGCCAGGCCACGCTCGATGAGCAACTCGACTTCTTCGCCAGCAACGATCCCGAAGAAGCGCGCTCGCGCCGCGCGGCCTTCGCCGGCGGCGGATCGGCCGCGCAGCTCGGCACCGCCGTCTCGGCCAAGTACGAGCGCCACGGCAACGTCGCCGAGGATCTGCGCCGCGGGCAGACCGCGCAGGCCATCGCCGCACAGTACAACCAACAGCCGCAGGTTGGTCAGCAGATCAACATCAACGGCCCGGTGACAGTGCAGGCAAACGACCCGAAGGAACTGATGGGCGGCATCCAGCGTGTCGGCGGGGCCACGAATTACAATTCGGCCGTGCGATAAACGCTTGACATAGCGTTTAGGTTTGCGTTAGATTCGTAGCCATCGAATCAACGTGAAGGAACTGAGATGCAGAACTTATCCGACGCAATCCTGCTGGCCATGGTTGCCGCGGACCGAGGCAACGAGGACGCACTGGACGCGACCTTGCAGCGTGTGCGCGAACTGGAACGCAACCGCGATGCATTACTCGCCTTTGTCCGACAGGTCGGTGCGTGTCAAATCCCCGAGGCCGAAGACTATGCTGCGGAAGCCCGCCGGCTGACCGGCGCTGCGGGTACCGGTGACGTCCTGTCTCTCGGGCATCAACTCGTCGAGGCTGTGCAGCGCGACGCGGGCATGACCCAGCTCACCGAAGGCCGCATGGGCTTTCATGTCGCGTCCTTTCTGACGACGCAGGCACGCCGGCTGCAAGAGCGCGCCGCGCTGCTCGCGCTGTGCGAAGAGCTCCTGCCGATCGCGGAGCACGAAAGCCAGGACACACCGGAAATGCACGCACTGATCGCCAGGGTGAAAGGCGGTGCAGCATGAGCGCCAAACTCGTCTCCGACAACACGCAGCACTACCCGCACGACGACGATTTCCAGGAGGGTTATGAGGCCGGCTACAACGCGCGCGCCGACCGGCGCGTCGCACTCGGCACGCCGGCTTATCGCCAAGGGCACGCCTACGGCGTGCAACAGCGCATGGGCGAACGTCGAGCAAAGTTGGGCATGTCGCCCGTCGAGGCTGCTCGTGCTGAGCGGCGCTTCCAGTGGCACAACTTTCTGCGTTGGTTGGTCGTGGGCACGCTCATCGGCCTGCTGCTCGGCTGGGGCCTCGTGAAGACAGCGAGCGCCGACACGCTCGATGACTGGCGCATGCTCAACGAGGTGTGCCAGGGCGGCAGCGGTGCCGCGTCGGACAAGGCGTGCACGCAGCGTTCGCGCTCAGCGGCGCAGCTGCGCCGCGAGGGCTGGTTCGAAGGCGCCCACGGCGTGTGGGTGTCGCCCGAGCACGTCGTGACCTTCGTGCGCATCACGCGCAGCTACGACGCCATCGCTCGCGAGAACACCGGCATGCTCGACAAGGTGATGGAGGGCATGATGACCGAACTGCGCCGCGCGCTGCCGCCCGAGGCCATCTTCGCGCTGTGGAACGCCCGTGCAGGTCAGATACTGGCCAGCACACCCTACGCCGCGTCGGGCCTGATGTACGGCCTGCCGTACCTCGAGCGCATGCTGTCGGGCCGCAACGACCCGCGCTTCGTGATGGCGCTGCGGCCGTGAGAGCCGCAGAGCTGATCGGCGCACCGCTCGACGAGTGGGTTGCGAAGGCCGAAGGTCATCAGGGGGTGCAGGTTGGTTCGCGCTTTATCGTGCATACGCGGGCGGATGGGTTCCGTTTCGCGGACCCTGGCGCCGGTATGCATTTTGCGCCGTCGAAGCAGTGGCAACAGGGCGGCCCGATCATCGCGCGCGAAAAGCTCATGATCGAACCTAAGCTCGAACGCGGCGGTGATTTCTACGGCACGTGGCGTGCTGTGGCGCTCAGTTTCGTTGGTCGCACGCACTCCGATGTGAATGGTCCGTCGCCGCTCATCGCGGCCATGCGCTGCTACGTGCAATCGGTGTTCGGCGCTGATGAGCTGCCTGATGATCCTACGCTGCCCTGACTGCCGCACCCGCCGCACGACGCGCGGCCTGTTCACGCGCCACGTGCAGCAGACTGGGCACAAGCTGTGCCGGTGCGATGGCTACCACTACGCGCACCGGCCTGGCTCGCCACTGTGCGCCTACAATCCCTTGTCCGCGCTGCGGTTGGCTGACCGTGGCGGCGCCGATGAGGACGACCTGATCCGCTGCGCGCTCTACATCATCAGCGAGACGCCGGCGCTGGCGCCCAAGGTGCAGACGCTGCTGGAAGACTGGAGAATCGATGTTCAACCCCTTCGTTGAGCGCAAGGCCCGCGTCAAGGTGCAGGTCACCCGGCCCGACAACGCCGGCAAGCAGGCCGTGCACAGCTATACCTTCGAGCAGCACCGCATGCGCATCCAGGTGCGCCAGGGCGGCAAGCAGTACGGCAACGCGCACGTTGAGGTCTTCGGCGTGCCGCTCGCATCCATGAACCAGATCGCCCGGCTCTGGATGGAGACGCTGACCCCGCAGAACGACGACACGCTGGCTATCGATGTGTGGGACGGCAAGGACTTCGTGCCGCTCTTTCAGGGCGTCATCACCTGGTCGGCGGTGGACGCCTCGGGCATGCCGCAGGTAAAGCTTGTCATCGAGGCCAATGCGTCCATGATCCTGATGAACACGACGGCGAGCCCCTACGCGTCCGGCACTGGGCCTGTCGCGCTGCCGGACGCGCTGACCAGCATACTCAAGCCGCAAGGCTTCTCGCTCGACTACGGTGAGACCGCGACGCGCTACCAGCTTACGGACGTGCACGTCACGGGGTCGCCGCTCGAGCAGGTGTCCACGCTGATGCGCCACTACGACGACCTGTCCTGGTTCTGCAATTTGCAGCGCCTCATCGTGCGGCGCGCGAATGCGCCTTTCAACGAGGACGCCATCCGCATTGCCAGCGACACAGGTCTGCAAGGCTTCCCGGTCTATTCCAGCAGCGGCCTGCAGTTCTCGACGGTGTTCAATGCCAAGCTGCGCCCCGGCGCGCCGCTCGACGTGCAGGTGACAGACTTCGATTTCATCAACCGGACGAAGTGGGTCGCCGCAGTCATCGCGCACCAGATCGACGTGAACTACCCCGGCGGCCAGTGGACGACCGCACTCGCATCGAACGCCTTCGGCCAAAAGGGCAACGGACAGGATTGACCATGAGCGCATATCCCTATCTCCCCAGCTTCGAAGACCAATTCGACGAAGGGCGCCAGCAGGAATTCATCATCGGGCGCATGCTGGGCCGCGTGCACACGACGCAGCTCGTGCGCGTGCTGGCCGTGCGGCCGACCGCGGGCAAGGTGGGCTTCGTGGACGTGCTGCCGCTGGTACAGGAGACGGACACCGCGCGCAAGGTCATTGCGCAGTCGCCGATCTACAACGTGCCGTTCTTCCGCCTGCAGGGCGGCCCGTCCGCCGTGGTGCTGGATCCGGCCGTCGGCGACATCGGCATTGTCAACATCGCCGAGCGCGACATCACCAGCGTGAAGGCCACCACGCAGCAGGGCCCCGCGGCCACCGATCGGCGCCACGACATCGCCGATGCGCTGTACGTTGGCGGCGTGCTCAACCCCGAGCCGACGCAGTACGTCCGGTTTCAGCCGGCGGCCGGCGGCATCGACATCCATTCGCCCGCATCGATCAACATCACCGCCGACGAGGACATTACCGTCAATGCCGGCGGCGCGGTGCTCATCCAGGCCGGCACGCGTATCGACCTGCAGGCCCCGATCATCCAGAACACCGCGACAACGTCGTTCGGTGCGACAGCGCCGACCATCAGCTTCCTGGGCAACATGAGCTGGCTCGGCTACACGGGCGGAGCCGGAACGGTCACCATGTCCAACATGAACTGGAACGTCACCGGCGGCAGCATGAACTTCAACGGCGTCGCGACGGCCTACACCGGCGGCACGTTCACCTACAACGGCAAGAACCTGACCGACACGCACGCGCACGGTGGTGTGACAACCGGCGGCGGCACCTCCGGCGGCGTTGTTTGACATTTCAGAAAGTTTCCGGTTAGAATTGAGCTACCACCTAACCGGAGACCTGAATGCCTGAAGACTTCATCACGACCCTGACGCACGCCGACACGCGCGACTTCCTGCGCGGCGTCAGCGTCATCACCTACACCGGCGCGCAGGCGGAAGAATTGCTGCGCACCATTTTTCAAGATCCCCAGGCACAGCAGGACGCCTTCGTAGCACTCGCCGAGTGCGGCCTGGAGCTCGTGCAGCTCGCACACTGAAAGCTCATCATGCAGACAACCACCAACCCGGTTATCGCCTCCGTCGCGGACGCCAGCGGCGAAATGCTCGCGCTCGAGCCCCAATCCCCATCCTCATCCAGCAGCAGCGAGGCGGCCATGAACAAGCTCATCACCTGGGCATCGGAAGCAGTGACGCGGCTCAACTCGGAAGATCACGAAGTGCGCGACCGTTTGCGGGAAGCAATTGCCATTGCCCGCGCCACTCCCCCCAGCCTCCCCATCGACTTCAAGCAAGCCACCGATCAAGGCGGGCGGCGGCCGATTGCGACGGCGCCGAAAGA